CAAATACACTATAGGTGACATCACTGGTGAACAGCCTACAAGGAAGGAAGCTGAAATGATAGCTATTGAAAAAGCATTTGAAATCTTAAACAATAAGTTATGACAGATAGTATAGTTGACCAAGTTGTCCGTAAGTATGAAATTAGAAGTGCTGTAGGTATTAATAAGTATGGCACCACTCTAGAAACCAACAATAAGGATAACTATCTCAAACATCTACAAGAAGAGCTGATGGATGCAACGCTCTACATAGAGAAACTTATGACCCTTGAAAAGGAAATAACTAATCTAGTTAGAAATCATCCTAATGATGCAGAACTTGGTTGGAAAATAAGAGATTTAGTTAAGTAGAATTTTTGAAATGTCTTGGTTTGTAAGAAGGGCGGTTGTACATTTGCAACCCCCTTTTTTTAACCAATTAAAAACAAAACATAACATGGATTTAGGATTAGATGCGTTGAGTAAAATCACGATTTTTAGTAAGTATGCGAAGTATGTCCCAGAACTCAAGAGAAGAGAAACCTGGGATGAGATAGTGGATAGGTATGAGACAATGATGATCAAGAAATATCCTAAATTAAAAGATGCTATTGTAGAGAGTGCCAAGTTTATCAGAGATAAGAAGGTGTTACCATCTATGAGGGCTCTTCAGTTTGCTGGTCCAGCTATGGAAGTGAATAACGCTAGGGGATATAACTGTGCTTATCTGCCAGTGGATAGTCTATATAGCTTCAGTGAGACTATGTTCTTATTATTAGGTGGTTCAGGTGTTGGTTTTTCTGTACAGAAGCACCATGTAGCTCAATTACCAGCCGTTAAGAAACAAGAGTCTTATAAGCATAAGAACTATCTTATTGAGGATAGTATTATGGGATGGGCTGATGCTGTGAAAGTGTTAATGAAGTTCTATTTTGAAGGTGGTCTAAAGCCTAAGTTTGACTTTAGAGCTATCCGTGAGAAAGGAGCTAGACTTGTAACAGCTGGTGGTAAAGCACCTGGTCCTGAGCCATTAAAGATTGCATTAGCTCACATTGATGCTATCATGGAGCGTAAAGAAGATGGTAGTAAACTATCTCCTCTAGAATGCCATGATATCATGTGTCACATTGCTAACAGTGTCCTTGCAGGTGGTATTAGAAGAAGTGCTATGATTAGCCTATTCAGCCATGATGATGAGGAAATGATTACATGTAAGTATGGTGACTGGTGGGAGACTAATGAACAACGTGGTAGAAGTAATAACTCAGCTGTCCTTAAAAGAGGTGAGGTGAGTGAAGAAGAATTCATGTCTCTATGGAAAAGAATTGAAGCATCAGGAAGCGGTGAACCAGGTATCTACTGGACTAACGACCTAGATTGGGGAACTAATCCTTGTTGTGAAATTGGTCTTAGACCTTTCCAATTCTGTAACCTATGTGAAGTGAATGTATCTGACATTAAGGATCAAGACGATCTTAATGAAAGAGTGGCAATTGCTTCATTCTTTGGTACGTTACAAGCAGGATTCTTTGACTTTCACTACTTACGTCCTATTTGGCAAAAGACTACACAGAAAGATGCTCTATTAGGTATTGGTATGACAGGTATAGGCAGTGGAGAAATCCTTAAATATGACCTAGAACTAGTGGCTAATACAGCTAAAACTATGAATAGGGACCTATCAGCTCTTATTGGTACTAATGAAGCAGCTCGTATTACATGTATTAAACCTTCTGGTACAACTAGCCTTGTGTTAGGTACAGCTAGTGGTATACATGCATGGCATGCTCCTCACTATCTAAGAACAATGAGATTTAACAAGAATGAAGACATTGCTATGTACTTAGAGATTAACCATCCTGAACTATGTGAAGATGATGTGTTACGTCCTAAGGATACAGTGTGTGTACGCATTCCTGTTGCAGCTCCAGAAGGATCTATATTTAGAACTGAGTCTCCACTAGATACATTAGAGCGTGTTAAGAAGTTCTCTACAGAATGGATTAAACCAGGTCATAGCAATGGAGCCAATACACACAACGTAAGTGCTACTATTTCTATTGCAGATGAGTGGGAAGCTGTAGGTAATTGGATGTGGGACAATAGAGAGGTGTATAATGGTTTATCTGTATTACCATTCTTTGGTGGTACGTATAAACAAGCTCCTTTTGAAGACATCACAGAAGAGGAATACAACAACCGCATTAAATCATTGAAATCCATTGACTTAACAAAGGTGATGGAGATAGATGATACTGTAGACTTTGGTGCTATCCAAGCTTGCGGAGGTGGTGCTTGTGAAGTGAACATCTAATGGAAAAGAAAGAATTTATAAAAGATAAACACTACTACTTGGAGGGAGATAGAGTTGTACTTACATCTCTGTTTCTCATCCAACGTGGTGAGTGTTGTGCAAACGGATGTAAACAGTGTCCATATACCAAACCAAGAAAAAAAGGTAATACTGTCTTAGAAGACAAGAAAGATATTTTGTTTTAGTGTTCTGTTTTTTAGTTTTTCATTTTGATTATGAAAGCCCTGGTATATCTATACTGGGGCTATTTTTTTTATTTTTTATTTTGTAAAATTATTCGTAAATTTGTATCTATAAAACCAACAATTATGGCAAAAGCAAAGGAAACCTCAGAGGGCAAAAGTAAATATCAAGAAGCCCTTGAGAAATTAAACAAAGCTTATGGTGTAGGAACAATCCTAACACTAGAAAGCAAAACAGATGGTGCATATGAAATTATCAGTACGGGGAGTATTGGTTTTGATTACATCACATTGGGAACTGGAGGATTTGTAAAAGGTAAGATGTATGAACTAATGGGTTGGGAAGGCTCAGGTAAGTCTACAATCTGTGGACATGCTGTAGCAGAATGTCAAAAGAAGGGAGGCACTGTATTATATATAGATGGCGAACATGCTGTTGATAAGCAATATTTCCAAGCTCTAGGTGTAGACACTACTAAGATGTTAATTGCTCAACCATCATGTGGTGAGGAAGGTTTTAACATTGCTATGGAAATGATTCAAACAGGAGATGTTGATCTTGTTATCATTGACTCTGATAGCTCATTAATTCCTAAGAAGCAATTAGATGGTGATGTAGGTGATAGCACTATCGGTTACAAAGCTAGATTGAATAGCAATGCCTATCCAAAACTAAAAGGTGCCCTATCACAACATAATGTATGTGTTATTGTTGTAAGTCAATATCGTGAGAAGATTGGTGTTATGTTTGGTAACCCTACAACAACTCAGGGTGGTCATGCACTGAAGTTCTACACTGATGTAAGAATAGAAGTGAGCAAGAGCTTAGCTAAGGAAGGTGATGTAAACTACGGTAATATTACCAAGGTGAAAGCTGTAAAGAACAAGATGAGTTCTCCTTATAAGCTACATGCATTTGATATTGTATATGGTGAGGGTATTGATAAGGTGGGTGAGATTATGGAGCTTCTTAACGAGTTTGAACTCGGTAGGAAGTATGGTAAGACATTCACATTCAATGAAACAAAGTATGATCTTGACCAGTTTAAAGCTATGTTGTTAGACAACGAAGAGTTTTACAATGAAATCAAGACTAGTATTATTAACAAAATTAATCAAACTGAAATTAAAATCGAAGAAGATGTTACAAGTGAAATTTAAAAAGATCTCTGACAACACGATTGTTCCAGCAAGAGCAAGTTTAGATGCAGCATGTTATGATGTGTATGCACATTCCATTGTACATAAAGATGATGGTAAAGTTGTTGTTGGATTAGGGTTTAAGACAGAAATCCCTGCAGGTTATAAAGCTGTATTAGTTCCCCGTAGTAACTTAACTAAGTACAACTGGGTGATGAACAACTCTATAGGTATCATTGATTCTGATTATAGAGGAGAATGGATGTGTGTGTTTACACGATTAGAATTTAATACATCAAGTGGAGGAACTGCACAAGACTTCCCTTATAATGTAGGTGATAGAGTGGCACAGTTTTATCTAGATGAGGTGTATAACATTGCATTCTTAGAAGTTGCAGCCCTATCAGATACAGATAGAGGTGATGGTGGATTTGGATCAACTGGTCTTAAGTAATGGCTACATGTAAAACCTGTGGTAAAAACTGTGAGGGAGAATACTGTTTCAAGCACAAACCTAGAAAACCTTTATCCTCTGCGAAAGGATTTAAGGTGAAGGTCCCTGACAAACATCCTATTACAGAGATTAATCCTATGAAGGATTTGTTTCTGCGTATATGGAAAACAAGACCTCGTAAATCAGAGGTTAGTGGGGATTATTTAATAGGTAGTGTGTCAACAGCATTCTTCCATCACATTTTACCAAAAGAAAAATATCCTCAAGCTGCATTAGATGAAGAAAATATCATACTTTTGACATTGAATGAACATGATCAAGTGGAGAGTGACATCTATAGGTTTGAGGAAGTGAATAAAAGACGTGAACATTTAAAACAAAAGTATGAAATTAGCTGAGGGAATAATAATAGGTGTATCCTTGGTAGCCATGATAGTTACATCTATCTGGGTGGCAGATGGTAAAGCTCCAAAGTCTAATTACAAAGTGTATACAATACCTGCTGGGACATTTGATTTAGAAGTACAAATCATTGTTACAGAGGATACAGCATTTGCTGCTAAGTATATAACTACCAACTTTGACAGTAGTCTTAAATCTCCTGATTTAGATGCTAGGGCTGTAACATTTGGTACAGCTGATGGTAAACCTCCTATCATATGGTTCTCAGATATTAAAGACTCATCTATTGTACAACATGAACTACTCCATGTAACAATAGATATGATGAAATGGGCAGGTATTGAGCTAAATGAGCACACTGAGGAAGTGTACACCTATCAATTACAATACTTAACAAAACAATTTTATAAACAAGTAAACCAAAACAAATGAGCAATTTATTCTTTTACACAAGAAAGGACGGTGATAAAGTTTACACCGACAGTTTTAACCTAAATAAGGTGATTAGATCAGTTCAAGTAGAAGACAACAAAGTGTTAGTCTTATTAGATGATGCACATGACCGTTCAGAAGATGTTCCAGATATTGATCCTAAGACAGGTAAACAAAGAGGAATTAAAAGACAACGTAACACATATTCAACAGAGATTAGTCTGTTTGATGAAGACATTACAAGATTTCACAATTTAAACAAATAATCATGGCAAAGTTATTAGGAAACAGAGTGCTATTACAATTACCTCCACAAGAAGAGGAAAGCAAGATTGTTGTAGATGAGAACACTAAAGAAGCACTACAAAGAGAATTACTTAACAAGATGTCTAAACTAAAAGTGCTACAAGTTGGTACTATTGTTACAGAAATCAAAGAAGGAGATTGGGTGTTAGTAGATCCAGCAGCTTTAAACAAAGCTACATTGGTTCCAATTAATGACAATGATGATCGTGCAATATTAGTTTCACCATTTGACATAATCCAAATCTGGTAATATGGAATATCCATTTATATCATGTAAATGTATAACTTACGGTAGGGTATCCACGCTTGAGGAGAGTATTGAATCTTTCCTCAAGCAGGACTATCCTGCAGATAAGTGTGAGCTTATAATAGTGAACGACTATCCATTACAGACTCTTGTATACGACCATCCTCAAGTTAAGATAGTTAACCTAGATAAAACCTTTGATACTATAGGAGAGAAAGAAAACTTTGCTACAGAACTATGCCAGGGAGAAATTATATGTCAATGGGACGATGATGATGTAGCTCTACCAAATCACTTACAGAATGTAGCTAAATACATGACTGATGATGTAAACATTATACACTGGGAAGTGGGAGTGTTATGTCACAGTACAGGTATTGAAAATGTGGGTTGGATAGGTAACTCTGGTATCGTGTTTAGAAAGTCAGCTTGGAAAGCTATAGGAGGATATCCTCTTGAAAATGCTGGATATGATATGACATTCATAGAACGTATCAACGCATATGGAGGAAGACTATTTGCTAAACCTCCTAAGGAAGAAGCAAGTTGGTTCTACATGTGGGGAGGTAGAGGTTATCACATGAGTGGTGAAGGTACTGACCATCCTGGAAAGCTTAACGCTATACAAAGACATAGTGCTCACGTTGAAAGACAAAGAGTTATAGGAAATATTCCTACAGGAGAAGTTAAACTAAATCCTAATTGGGAAGTTGATTACGTACAAATGCTAAAAGATTATGTCAAATAAAATAAAAGCAGTAGTAGTTAATAGAAATCTTCTTACAACACTTAAGAACACTGTAGAGTTTTTATCTAAAGAGCCTAGAGTAAAGGTAGTTATATACGATCAGCAGTCTACCTATCCCCCCTTGCTAGAATATTACAAAACACAAAACGTATTATATAATACAGAAAATGGAGGACCTTATAGTGTATGGGGTATTCCTAATATAAATAAAGACTATTACATTATAGCAGATTCAGATTGTACATATGATGGTGTACCTGAAGACTGGTTAGATAAGATGTTAGATTCACTTAATGTTATAAATTCTGACAAGGTTGGATTTTCATTAAGACTGGATGATCTTCCAGATAATGAACTTACAAGACAAGTGAAAGATCATGAATCTAGATATTGGATAAATAAATGCCAGTCTGGTTGGGTAGCTGATGTTGATACAACATTTGCTTTATATCGTTCAGGTTCAATGTTTAGCTATAATGCTGTAAGACTACCAGAGCCTTATACAATTAGACATATTCCTTGGTATTTAGATGAAACAATGTCTGATGAATGGAAATACTATTTACAAAACGCTAGTGGTGTGTCTAGTTGGGGATCTCGATTAAAACAAATATATAAACTCTCATAACTCCCTTTCGTTTTTGCTCATAAAAAAAGCCCCATTAATTTGGGGCTTTTTATTATTTTGATAATTTCTTACCAGTCATAGGAGCCATAGGGCTCTTACCTTTATTCCTAGTATTATCTGATTCCCTCATATAAGGCTTATTAGGCTTAGGGTTCTTAACCTTAGGAGCTAAACGTGGTTTACCTGATTTCATTAGCAACCGTATTTACATTTACCTACAGACTTACCTAATTTAGCTTTACCAGTGTAGTTCTTACCAGGTTGTCTACCATAACTACCAAGTTGCATAGATACAGTGCCACCGTGTTTCTTTTTAGGAACAGGCTTTTTCTTTTTAGTTGAATCACCAGGTGCAACATAGTTCTTACCAAAAACAGAAGCTTTGTCTAAAGACTTAGCCATTTCATCAGTACGTTTGTCTATAGCAGCTCTAGTGGTTTTCTTACCCATTTCAGTGAGTGCTGTTGATTGTTTTCTGTTTTTTTCATGTTCTTTTGTGTTTCGAAGAGCTTTACCATCTTGAGCTTTCTTAACAACACTCTTACCGTATTTAGCACCAGGTACTGATTTTTTAGCAGCTCTAGCAGCTTTCTTTTCAGCTCTAGCTTCTTGACGCTCTTCTTTAGTTTTACCACCACTGAAAACATTTTTGATAGCTTGACCAGCTTTTTGAAGAGGACTCGGTCCATACGCACTTTGGAAATATCTTTGTCTTTGTGCACCGCTCATATTTGATACACAACCACCCCTTTGGGCTTTTTTAACCTTTTTAACAGTTGCCATTTTTATAAGTTTTTATTTTTTAACAGTTTTTTTCTTGGTAATATTACCACCAGTTTTTTTCTTTGGTGTTGCACCTTTAGCATTTATGATTGATTTTACAATCTTTCTGCCATATTTTTTAGGTTTTGCAGGATAATCTTTATATACACCTGATTCTAATCCTTCTAAATACCTACCAGTACCTTTAAATGTTTTCTTACCATCAGCATAGCCAGTGGTATCAACAGCTAGTCTTCTTTTTGGATAACGAACACCTTTAGTTTCATAAACCAATGAATCTCCAGACTGAGCTTTAGGAGCCTCAGCAGCTTTTCTTTCTTTTGCAGCTTTTGCACGCTCTCTTAATGACATAGACATTCGACTTGGTGGCTTAACTGAACTTGGTTTAACTGAACTTAAAGCTCTTTTTTGTACACGAGCAGCTACTCGTTCAGCCCTTTCAGGGTCTTTCTTTTCTATTCTGTGTATTCTATCATCTTGTGATTTTCTTTTAACAAGATGATCACCAAGTTGTGCTTTTTTTACTTTTGCCATTTTAACAATTCCATTTTCGAAGTGATTTATTAATTCTGCTATTAGGATCGTTAGCCGTTTTAGCAGATGTGAGTTTCTTTTTCATGCCTGACATTCTAGAACAGAAAGACTTACGTCTACTTGCTGCTTTAGAACCAGCTTTGAGTTTTGAAGGTTTAGTAGTAACAGCTGTCTTTAGCTTACTACCTGGATTAGCTTTTCTATAAGAAGCTACACCCTTAGCATTTAAACCACCTTCAGGGTTTTTACCCTCTTTTCTTTGCCATGCTGGGCTAACCTTACCACCATCCTTTAATGTAGAGCCTTTAAACTCTCCCTTCTTTTTAATAAGGGGACCATTAGGAACAGGAGTGATTTTACCGCCAGTTCTAAGAACTCCCTTACCAACATAGGCTTCAGCCTTCTGTGGGTTATATACCTTTGTCTTAGGGATTCTAGCCATGTTATTTAGCTTTACGCTTTGCAGCTATTTTATAATTTATTAATCTTAACGCTTTCTCATCATTTAAATGTTGCAAAGCATGACAATCTAGACATAAAGTGATTCCATTATTGAAATCAAATTGTAACTCTGGAAACTTATTTCTATGTTTCATATGATGTGCTTCTAATATACTTCTATCAGTTTCTCCACATAATTGACATATATATCCATCTCTTTCTTTAATCTTTATTGCCCATTGTTTAAGAGCAAGTTTAAGACTTTTATCATGTAAGTGTTCTTTCCACTCATAGTGGTTACTTCCAACATTAAATTCATTAGAACATGTGTTAGAACAAAAGTTATGTTTTCCTCTTCCTACTAAGTGTTCTTTTCTCTCAAAGACTCTTTTACAGTTATCACAAGTTATTTCTAAAATATCAGATGACTGATTTTTATTTTTACAAGAATAACTACAATATTTAGCATCTTTATTCCATTCTTGGACCTCAAACTCTTGTTTACACTCTTTACAATTTAACTTAATTCTTTTCTTTCGAGCTTCTTTTGCACAAGAATATCCACAATATTTACTGTTCTTTGTTCCAGAATAGACATTTTTACAATGTTTACACGTTTTGTCTATACGTTTATGCATTACTTCTTCTTCTTAGCAATACTTTTAAAAGTTTTTGCTAAATTATATCGTTTAGATCCTGGCTTACAAGTAGGACCTCCAAACTTTTTACCTGTGCAAACTCCTTCTGTACCTCTAGCCTTAATAGACTTAGATACTTTTTGCATCCATTTTTTATCAGTAGCCATTACTTTTTCTTTTTCATTTTACCACCAGATTTCATCTTTGTAGCACCTAACTGCTTGTCCTTCTTAAGACTTACAGGGGTTTTCTTACCAGCAATTGTTTGTTCTTGCACTTTAGTCCAAGCACCTTTAGGATCAATTGGTCCTACACGCTTATTAGAAGCAGTTAAACCAGCTTGAGCTCTTTTTAATTTAAACTTAAGAGAAAGAGGTTTTCTATTACCTTGTTCATCAAAACCAGGTTTACCTTTTCTTTGATATCTTTTTAAATCAGCTTGCTTTGTTGCAAAGTCTTTAATGTTCTTACCAAAGTTACGAACATCATCTTTTAACAGTTTATTACCAGCATCTTCAGCTCTTTTCTTGTAGATTCCTGTACTGTCTATAGACTTACCAGCTTGAGCTTTCTTAACTTTAGCACCCTTCTTAGCAATAACACCACGTCCTTTAAGAATGTCAGCTTTAGTAATCTTACCATCCTTGTTTAAATCAGGGAATGATTTACCATTTTTAGCATTCTTAGCTTCTTCCATAGTTCTAGCTTTAAATGCAGGTAAGTCTTCCTTAGGAGCAAGAGACTTATAAAGCTCTCTACCACGTTTTTTACGTGTAGCTCTTAGTCTCATACGTTCTGCTACTTCTTTAGCTTTGTCAGGATTCTTTTCAGATATTCTACCAAGTCTGCCCTCTTGTCTACGTGTAATACGATCACCGTATTGTGCTTTTTTAACAGTTGCCATTTTATTTATATATTAGATTGTTCTAGACATTTAGGACATTGTCCTTCCTCAAGAGCTAATTCATGTATTGGGCAATGATCGTTCATTACTTTTAAATTATAACATGTTTCCAAGTTTTACCTCTATGTATATCTTTTATAGAGTAATAACTTAGTTCAAGTTTATTTGCTACTTGTTTAGGAAGAAGACCACTTGCCAATTGTTTTTTAATTTCAATTACTTGTTCCTCTGTAAGCTTAGCCATTTTATGAGAGGTTCCGCTTTTCCAGTTATTTGATAAGTTTTTTAGATGTTTAGTCCTATATGCTTCATCTTTCCAGTTTTCTTTTTGAGAAACTGATTTTCTAAGCTTTACTTCCTCTGTTCTCTTTATCCCAAGGTTACTTCCAGCTATTTTAGCAACATTGTAATGTGGGTTTAAGCTGTCTATATATCCTTGTTCAGTTTTGAGAATTTCATCAGTTGGACATTCACAAACAATCTCAAACTTAAAGTTCTCTTCTCCATGTTTGTTAACTGCTCTAATTAGTTTCACACAAGTGTTTTTACTAGAACGTATATCATGAATATGAGTATAATACCTTTTTATCAGGTTATTTGTACTTCCTATATAAAACTTACCATCAACCTCATTAGTAATCTTGTAGATAACTCCTCCTTTTTGCTTCTCAGAGAAGTATTTTTGTTTACATTCATTACTAATAGCTAGTATCATTTTCCTTTAGCTTTGATCTTTTTCTCCTGAGATAACATAGCTTTACTAGGAGCTTTAGGTTTAGCACCAGTTGCTTTATTTTTAGCAGCTTTGCTCCTCAAATTATCCCACAACCCACGTTGTGAGACAGAACCATCCTTGCGTTTAATCATTTCTTTTGCCATAATCTATTGATTTTCAGCCTCTTTGATAACACCAGATTCTACTGATCTAGCTAGCACTTGCTCAATTGTATTGTTAGCTCTGTTAGCTAAAAGGATACGAGCAGCTTCTTCTGTAGCTAGTTGTGAACGAAGTGAGTTAAGGATTACACCAAACTCAGCACCATTGATAACAAAAATATCATCTGTATTCCAGGTGTATTTCTTGTTTGGATCGTACTTAACAGGCTCTTGAACAGGTTCTTGTACGTTTACTTCTTCTTGTTGCACTGGGGTTTCTACTAATTCTTCTGACATAGTTTTAAATTTTTGGTTTTATGAACAAAGATATGTATTTCTTTAATATCCACCAAATTTATTTTACATGGTGATATCAAAGACAATAGTTGCAGAACTCTTTATACTTTTAGACAGATCTAGATGGATCTGTAAGAGGTTATGAAACTTCAAAAGCTCTTCTAGCAGCATGTCATTATACATAGGTATGGACGGTGCTAGTCTAAAGTGATAGGAATTAGGATTCCTAGTAATTTCCAATGTGGCTAACTCATCCACAGAATCTATAATTCCCTGAAGGTGAGCAAAATAAGCAAGTTCGTTATCTTGCATCACCTCAGGAAAGAATTTCTTGTTAATTTGCATTAAGACAAGGTTAATAAGTATTTAG